CTATATCTTTACTTCTATGTCGGTGAAACTGTGCAAGATGCCAATATCATTGCCGCAGGGCAGGCTTTAACAGATATAGCTGATTTGAAAAATGCTTCCAACTTTTCTAGTTTAGGTAAAGAAATCGTTGTTGGTTGGGGAATGCCAGATTATACAAGTGGCATAGAGGTTACATCACCATTTACCTGTCCTTATGATGGAATATTATACCTACAAACATATAATGGTACAAATCGTTGGATAACTACAATAAATTCTATAACTTATTATTTTACAGCATCAGGGGGCTCATCATATACCTGTGGTACTTGGAATGTGATAAATAAAAATACGACTATTACAAAAACTGACTCAGGAAATAATGATAGGTCAATATTCTTTCCAATGAAAGGAGTAAATTAAAATGAAAAAATTCGCAAAAATAATAAATGAAGAAACCAAAGCTTGCGAAGTCGGCTTGGGGACAAACACGGCTTTTTATTCTTCGATTGGAATGACTGAAATGGAAGTCGAACAGGCTTACAATGGCGGGTGGTATTTGAAAGGCTATGCTCCTGAGAAATCTCAAGAAGTAAAAGAGGATGAAGTAAGGGCAGTCCGCAACCAGTATCTCGAAACTTATGTAGACCCAAAACAGCTTGTAATGGTATGGAATAGTCTGACAGCAGAAGAACAAGAACTTTACAAAGACTATCGACAATACTTGCTAGATTATCCACAGACTGAGGGGTGGTATGAGCAGAATCCTGATGACCTAAAAACATTTGCTGAGAAGCGTAGAAAAGCAACCGAAACAATAAAATAAGGAGAAGTAAGATGGCTTGTGGTGGTAAGAAAAGGAAGTAAGAGATGAATGAAGAGTTAAAACTGTGGTGTACTTTCCTAGGTCTTGCAGTGTTATCTGCAATAGTACGTTATCGTACATTCATAGGGGCTGTATTAGATGCTGTGCTAGGTTTTACAATGGGTATTGTCAGCTTCCATTTGTTGAGTTATTGGAGTCTGACTGACGAAGTACGCTGTGGTTTTACTGGTGCAATCATTCTCTTTGCAAGACCTCTGTACGATACTATAGAAAGATTTATCACAGAGAAGTTGACAGATACATTAACATCTATGAAAGGGCAGAAATGATTAAAGCTCTTCTTATAATGTTCGGTTATAGAGTTCGTGGAGGTTTTGGCGAGAAGTGGGGTTGGAGACTACCTCTGTGTAAGCTCTGGTTCTGTGTCATCTACACTATCTGTGCAGTTCTGTTAACAGGCATCACCAACTGGCAGTACATAGTTTGTTTACTGATTGGTAGTAAACTGTCAACATCTTTCTGCGGTTGGGGTGAAGCTGTAGGTTGTGCATTAGGAACACGTAAACCAGATCCTAAAGAGATGAATGAATTAGACTTTGATGAGTTCTGTGACAATTTCGAATACAAAGGTTGGAGACTGATTGATCACCCACAGTTATACGGTATTGTATGGTTAACTATGAGAGGTGTGTTGTTATCATACTTGATAGCTTCTCCAATGAACAATGTGTGGTTAATCTTAACAGGAGCTCCGATGGGTCTTATCTACTGGTTTGCAGGCTGGTTATATAGACATGGTGTTAATGATGGTAAATCTGGATGGAGAACCGCTGAATGGTTGTTTGGTTTCTATCTAGGAATTACTTTGGTGTTATTGGCCCAATACGGGTTCGTACAGAGGCTTTAAAAATTTTAGGTAGGGACGTAGGCAAAGCATCGAAGATGCGTGTGTACGGTCAAATTTTAGGGGTTTAAATCGATGAGTAAAATGACTTTATTAGAGATGGTACAGAGAATACTTGAATACACCGATGGACAGGTTGTACAAAGTATTAACGACACCAGAGAAGCAATGCAGGTAGCTAACTGTGTAAAGGAAAGCTATGAACACCTGTTGTATACTCGTGACATAAAAGCTAAAGCAGATCTCATACAGATGCATTCAATGTCAGATACAACTCAACCAACTGTGTTTCATATCAATGAAGACTTAGAACAGATATCTTTATTCAAATACTATGACAAACACAATGAAAGATATGTAACACTGCAATGGATGGAGCCTGAATGTTTTATTGACCTGTGTCTGCATAGAGATCCTAGGAAAGATAATGTCATCACTATTACCGAGCCTACATCAGGTGTTAAGTATAATGTCTACAATGATAGAGTTGCAACATACTATACCAGCTTTAATGATAAAGACATTGTGTGTGATGCTTGGAACAGTGAAGACAGTGCTACAATGATGGAAGAGTATACTGTTGTGTATGGTTATAAACAACCTGAGTTCAAGCTTGAAGATAGTTTTGTACCAGATCTTGCACCTCAACATTTCAGTTTACTTCTTTCTACTGCTAAGGTACAGGCAGGTTACGAACTGAACAAAGTTGTAGATACAATGGAAAATAACCGTGCAATGAAGCAGAGAGTAACTGCAGACAAACATGCACAAAGACAACTATGGCAGGATGGAGACACATGGAAAGCAAGGAAGAGATACGGTCGTCATTTATAATAGTTCGTTTAGGATCTTTCTTCGTAGTCAGGAGAGTACACAAGCCTGTTGGTGGAAGATTCATGTCGGAACAGGATGCTAAAAATTTTGTTGACAAACGTGTAAATGAGTTGTATAATAGGGCCTATGAATTAGAACTAAAAAGAATAAGAAAGATACCGGACCTTAAAAAGAGATGTAGGGAATATAGAAAATTATGCCAGATTCAAGACACTTCATTGCCCCTTTCATAGGTGGTTTAAATACCGAACAAAGTCAGGTACAAGATTTACCAAACAATACCTCGGATGAACTTAACTGTTCTATATACCCTGGTATAATTCGTGGTAGACGCTATGGAATGAATGTTGAACGTGATGGTGAAATACTACCGTTAGAAGAAGGTTACAAACCTCGTGTGTTCCAAGGGTATTTCTGGATGAATGTAGGCAAGACTGCAACAGACTTTATTGTATATCAGGTTGACACTACATTGTATTTCTATACAGCTAGTACAAGACCTTTTAGTAGCTCTCTTAACGAGAACCAATTAGATATCACAGACTTTGTAACAGATATCAACAACTTCTATAAGTACCCTATTAAGTTCATTAGTGGTGGTGGCTATCTGATGGCTGTGTCTAAGTATATGGAACCGTTAAAGATTACTTATGATTTTGACACGGGTACTTACAATGCTGAAGTTATCAATATGCAGATACGCGATCTAGACGGTGTGCCTGATGGTTTAAAGGTTGATGAAGTTCCTTCTACACTTACTGAATTCCATGAATACAACTTACTCAACCAAGGATGGACAACTACAACTATTAATGCATACCACACAAGTCAGGGTAACTATCCTCCTAATAACTTTCAATGGTTTGTTGGTAAAGATCAAAGTGGTAACTATAGTACTACAGAGTTGTTGAAGCACTACTTTGGTAACACACCAGCTCCTAAAGGACACTTCATAGTTAACTACTACAACAAGAACAGATCAACTGCATCAGGTATTACAGCAGGTACTTCAAGAACTGCAACATATTCATTAAACACATTCTGGTGGGGATAGTAAAAGATGGGAAAGAAATATCAAACAGGTCAGATTACGACATTTACACAAGAGATATCAAACTCATCAGGAACTGCTACAACTTGTGCGGTACAGTTTTCTAAACTTGTGAGACGTGTTGAACCTAAAGCTTACGGACCTTGGTATGGTGATGTTACATTGTGGGTAGAGGGTTTGTTAAATGGTGCATGGACAACTGTATATACAACAACGCACTACTTTACCGGTACATTGAATGCAGAATATCCTACACAGCCTTGGTACACAATGTCTTTTACAAACTCTACTGCTTATGAGAAGTACCGTGTTCGTGTACAGTTTTCTGAGATGACATACTTACCTAACAGTGGTTGGTCTACGAGATACCCCGGTGCTGTTACCATGAACATTAAGCTACCAATACTGGAAGACGGTGATCCTTTTGCAGAACTCGCTATTACCGGTAACGATAGATGTATAGATGTTGCTTACATGGCCGGTAAATTCTTCTATCTAGCTGGTGATACTGTGTTATTCTCTCAGAACATTAAAGATGATGGTACTGGTTTTGATAGATGTTATCAGGATTCTGACCCTACTTCTGAAGAGATTAGTGATATATACCCTACAGATGGTGGTTACATTAAATTTAATACAATGGGTGACGGACTTGCACTGAAGACTTTCAACAGAGGTGTGTTGGTGTTTGGTCGTGATGTTGTATGGGGTTTAGTAAGTCCTTTGAATGGTCGCTTCACTGCTACTGACTATGACACTGTTGAGTTATCTCGTGCAGGTCTTGTTGGTGCTCAGTCTGTAGTAGCTGTTGCAAACTTTGTTTACTATTGGTCTCCATTAGGTATCTTCAGAGTCGGTGTTAACCAGCAGACAGGTTCTACAATGGTGGCAGAAAATATATCACAGCAGACCATACAGAGCTTTTACAATAACATTTCACAAGAAGCTAAAGAACTTTGTAGAGGTGTGTTTGATTACTGTAACAATCGTATTTATTGGTTTTATCCAGAAGATCCTGAGAATGCTCCTGAAAACCTGAATCTGGTTCTTGTGTATGATCTTAACTACAATGCTTTCATGCCTCAAGACATTTCTGCAGGTGGTGCTATTACTGCTGTATTCGAGACCATCAACAGTTATGAGATACAACCTACAGTTTACTTGAGAGCGGGTACTGATAGAGTTGTTGCAGGTTCTGAGAATGTTGTTGCTATAGCTGATGACGATGATACATTATACAACAGGCATACTGCAGTAGCTCACTGTGCTTTAGTACCTTTAGAAGGTGAAAACAATTACGGTATAACCTTTGCAGACTTCAATAGCAGAGAGTTCATAGACTGGGAAGAGAATGGCTACGATAGCTACATGGTATCACACCCCATCACTATTGAAGGCACGTCTGCATACGGTACTGAGTATGGTGGAACATACGCTAACAAACAGGTACCAATTCTGCAGACACTTATTAGTAGAACTGAAGGTGTGCCTTTGACAGACGGCGGTTACACAACTCCTTCAGGAGCTTACTTAAGAATGAGATGGGGTTGGTCATTGACTGACTTAAGTAATAGATGGGACATTGTACAGAATGCTTACAGACCTCAGAAAGACTTTTTACATGATGAGTTCGTAGAGAGCAGAATACACATAAGAGGCCGTGGAAAGTCATATCAAATAGAGATTAGAAACGATAGTAATAAAGACTTTAGACTAGCTGGTATGAACAGTTTAGTTAGAAATTATGCTATAGGGAGTACACAGGGATGAGTATATTTAGTGTAAACAAAGCAGCTAAGAGTAGGGCACAATCAGCTCAAGCAATGTCTGCAATGTATCAAGACGCTCAATCTATAGAGAACTTTGGCAGAGAACTTTTATCAAATATACGTCAAGAGAGAATGGCAAGATCTCAGCTAGAATTTATAAATCAAGTAGAGGGTGTTGATATGTCTTCACAAGCAGGAGCTATAGCTAATGTAGATAGTGGTCTTGCAAGTGAGGAAGGATATGCATACAGATACTCTCAGAGACTGGAAAATATACAACATTGGAATAAAGTAGCAACAGAGAACTGGGAGAAATATGCTAAATCAGTTAAGAGAGCTAAGACAAATGCGCAGATAGCAGTAACTGTTGCAGGTACTTTAGCAGGAGGTGTTGCTGGTTTGGCAGGTGCTTCTGCTTTCGGTGTTGCTGCCGCTACTACATTAGGCTCTGCTGCAGGTGCTACTGGTGTTTCTTTAATAGGTAACAACTCTGTTGCAGGTAATGCAGCATGGTCAACAGCAGTTAAACAAAGTGCACAGTCTTTTGCCAGTGCTGGTTTCTCACAGGGTTTAAAATCTTTCATGACACCTGTCGGTGACCCTTCAACAGGAGCAGCTTTGTCTGGTGGTAAGATGATAGGAGAGACTGCAAGAGGATTACCTGTGTATAACTTAACAGGAACTGCTAACAGTGGTATGAATGTATCTTTTTCAAATCTTACTTGGAATGGATAGGGAGACAAATATGGAATTACTTGATTTTAAGACACCTGTACCTTCTATTGATTTTAGTTCTTCTAAAAATACTCTAGGAGGTTCACAACAAGATAGGGAGATGGATCTTCAAAGACGTGCTGGTATTACTCCTACAGCAGATTATGCAGGAATACGTCAGCAGTTAGCACAACAGCAGTTTGGAGAAGAGATGGGCAATATGTATACAGTTGCTGAAAGCTCTCTGCAGGCTGGTTTTAATCCAGAAACAGTTGCTGACTATGTACGTTCTTATCAAGCAAGAAATGGTGAAGAAGATTTAGATGTATCATTAGAGATTGCAGCAGCTAGCAAAGAGACTGAAGAAGCTTTCACTAACAACTCTAAAACTGCTATGAACAATGCTGTAGATAATGACGATGTATCTGAAAGAATGTCTAAGAATGAGATCTATACAACATGGTTGAAGGAATTAAAAGATCATTTCAATAGCTTTAGCGGTTGGAGAAAGTTTGGTGCGTACACTGAACAAATGCTTATACCAGAAAAGTTTGAGACTTTAGAGATACGTTCGTATTTACCTAAAGAAGCTACAGAAGGTGTTGGTATGAATCGTCAGCAGCTTACTGATAAAGTTCGTGAAGATATTGCAATGGCTGCTGAGATGTCTACGCCTAAAGAGTTTAAACAATACTTAGACACATTGAGCTCAAGACTTTTCTCAGATAAATATATAAACCCTGTGATAGCTGAAAGATTTATTGATGATATGGTAGAAGGTATTACAGGATGGGAAGATGCTTTTGGTGCTGTTGACTTGGCTCTCGGGGCTTCGACAGGCATGCGTGCAGTTTCTCGTATTGCTCAAGCAGCATCTGCAGCAGGTGATATCAATAAACTAAGAAGAGCTGCAAGAGAGACTTTCCAAGCACACAACACAGAAGAGCTGTTGCAAGATTTCTTATCGCCTTCTGCTGTAAAACCTGTACAAAACTCTGCTGCCATTGCTTCAGATGCTCGTGTTGCAGAAATGATGGGTGACCAAGTAAGCTCTTTAGAAGCACAGCAAGCCTTGCAAAGATGGGTAAATACTGGTGTTTATAGTGATGAAGAGTTAAAGGCAATGTCTGAAGCTCTGCAAAAAGATGTTAAGAAAGTTTTCAATGTTAATGACATCGATCCTGTAGATGTATACATGAGAGAAGCCGATGACGGTAAGCTATATGCCACAGGTTTATTTGGAGATTCTCAAGGCAATGCTTTGGATTTAAAATCAGCTAATAGACTTGCTAAGAATATGCAGTTAAAGGAAGGCTCTTACCAATTAGTTAAGAAAGATGCTGAAGGCTATTTTGTGCAAGTTGATAATGTTATTGATGATACTACTGCATACGGTCGCAAGCTGATGCATGAGAGTGTGTTAAATGCAGCTGATGAAGTAAAAGAGTGGAGATTTGAAAAAGATACTTTTGGTATATTTAATGGCTTATTACGTTACTTCGGTGGCTCTACTCGTATTGGTGCAGAGGCCCATGCAAGAGCTGTTGAAGGTGATAGAATATCTAATGCAGTCACTAGCTGGTTACAAACAACATATAAGAAAAGCATGAACAATCTGTCTAAAAAAGACAAAGCAATTCTTCAGAACCTTTATGAGCAAGGACAGCACGAGAATGGAGGTTTTGGTAAATGGTTCTCTAAAGAAGAACTCGATGCTATGACTATACCGGAGAATATTCAGAAATCTTACTTCGATTTTAAAACAGTGTCTGACCTAGATTATTTAGCAAACAATGCTGAGAAACGTAGAGAGCTTGTTCGTAAAGGCTATAAGATGTATGACAAATATGTCGGTGTTGAAGAGGATTTTGCTAAACTTAAAGGGTCTAATTATATTGTAGCTGATGCAGAAGGCAATATAGTACCGTTATCTGAAGTTGAGAAGTTGAATCAATCTGAGTATAGACTGGTACGTGTCCATAGAGGAATGACAACACAAGATGATTTAACAGCTACCCATGTATTACTTAACAAAGCTACATCAGCTGCAACAGATTTACCAACGTTTGTTACTCACTATATGCCGGGAGGAAGACGACAATATGTTAACGGTACTTTGTTTGTTAAAGTTGGAAGAAGCTGGTACAATCCTACTACCGGTACTAAACTAAACGGATATGCTAAAACTCTTGTTGCAGGTACTGATGAGAAAGCTCTTAAGGAATATGCACAGGAAGTTAATAAACTCATAGATTTGTGGAATGATCCTTCGATTAGTGATGTGTATAAAGCTAGAGAACTGGCCAACATGGATCTTAAACACTTTAAAGTGGATAGCTGGGACGATCTTAAAGAACTGATAAGAACTAAAGACAACCCTAAAGGAATAATTGATCCAGAATACAAAGCACAAGTCTTAGAGAAGAACGGTATCTACACATATAATAACTCGTTACAGACTGTACAAGAAGATCTTAATGATGTTGACTGGGCTATGCAAGACATTCTCGATACACGTTCAAGATATAATAGATCACGTGGTAATTTGCTTGATGATGTTAACGGTAATAAAGTTCGCTTAATGAATATCCAAGACATCTTTGATAAGGCTGCAAGCAAAGCTGCGTATGCATTAGCTAAAGGAGATCTGGCACACTGGTATGCAAAAGATATGCAAAGGTTTAAATCAGTTATTAGCAACTGGGACGACATACAGAACATGTCAGACTTAGATAAAATCATGAACGCTGTGTTAATAGATAGTAAATCTGCAAGTCCTGAACAACTAAATATGATAAGGTCTGCAAGAAGATTTTTAGAGCACGGCTTCAGAGTACTAAATGGTAGAACAAAGTATGACAAGTTTCTTGAGAATGTAATGCTTAAGACTGCTAAAGGTATTGATGCTTACATGCCTTTTGAAATGCGTGGTGGTAAAGTTTTTGAAAGAATTGCTAACTTTAACCCTGCAAGAATTGCTAAAGGTATCGGCTTCAACTATGTAATGGGTTGGTGGAACCCTGCACAATTATATAAACAAGGTCTTGGTGTTCTCAACGTAGCTGCACTAGAACCTGTTAACGCTGCTAAAGCTTTACAACTATATCCTTTAGTAAGACTTGCAAAAGGAACAGCAGAAGGACACAGTGCATTGTTTAATGTGTATAAGAAAGCTGCTCTTAAACTGTCAGGGATGTCTTCTTTAGAGTTTGACGATATGTTAAAATTTATGGACAGATATGGTACACAGAAGTCTGCAGGATTATTGGTAGCTAATGAATATAGTGCTAGTCTACGTAGAAACAAAGGGCTACTGTCACGTGTATGGGATAGTCAATATACTTTCATGAATGAAGGTAACGCTGCTAACTACTACATTGCAGATATCGCTGCATACTTGTCTAGAAAAGGAAAGAGTTGGAAAGAAGTCGCTGCATATTCTGATGACCTGTTTCTTAACATGACAAAATCTTCAGAGAGTGCTTTCCAAAAAGGACAATTCTTACCGACATCTGTGTTTACACAATGGATGACATATCCTACTAGAATGGTTGAAGCAATGATGAACACAAGATTGTCTAAAGCTCAAAGACTACGGTTGGCAGCTACACAGTTTGTATTGTGGGGTTTCGGTGGAACTTTGTTAACAGACCGTCAAGAGCTTAATGCATTTACTGCACTACAAGAACACGGACTTTCTGACGAGCAGGCAACAGGTCTTACAAACGGTCTTATGGGATATATTGGTAAAGAGCTTGGTATAGATTTTGATGAAGGTTTACACATACTTGAGCAGTTAGATTTTGTAGGAAACTTCATAGGAATGCTTGAGGAAGGAGAAATAAAATTCCCAACAATACCTGCAGCACAAGTAAAAAATCAGATTACAGCTTTTATAAAAGCCGGCCTCGACTTAGTAAACCCTCCTGCTGGTGTGTATGATATGAATAGATGGGCAAAGAGTGTCGCTACTACTAAAGGTCTTCCTTCATCATTCCGTAATCTTGCTAAAGCAACTATTGCATGGAACTATCACAACTTCTATAATAACAAAGGACAACAACTGAATAAAGAAGATGTAGAAACATATAGAGCTGTGTTGCAAGCATTAGGTTTCCAACCGTATGAACAGAAGCTTGATAGAATGATGCAACTGGCTTTAACACAACGTGATGAGACTTTGAAAGATAGTGTTAAGAGTTTGAAACCTTTTGCTGATGCTATCAGACACTATGTATATGTTGAAGGCGATACGCAAAAGAATAAAGAGAACTTAGACAGACTGTATCATGAATGGGATTTAAATTTAAAGATTACTAGAGATAGTCTCTTGACATTATACGGAGAAGGTGATACAATATCTAAGTTTGATAAAGCAATCTTCAACCTTCTTTATACAGGTGAGACAAATATTACTGAAGATTTAAAAGCTAAAACTGTTAAAGGATTAGGAACTGTGTTTAAAGATATGATAACTAGAAAATATGAGGAGAACTTATATGGTACAAATGGCTAGTCAAGAAACTGCAATAAGATCTGGGCACTATGCTCCTGTGGTAAACTATGGACAAACTCCTAGAATGCCTATACCGGAATATAGACAACCTGATGTAGACACTAAGTCAGATTGGGGTGGAGCTATTGCATCTGCTATAGGTAATTTAGGACAAGCTTATATAAGAGGTGCTGCTGAAAGAGATAAAAAACAACAAGAAGAAATACAACAGCAGACATATACAAATCTTGCAGAGAAATACTCTAAGATTGTTGAACAACAACGTCAAGGAGTTATATCGCCTTTTGCTGCAGAGACAATGATAAGAACTGTTGACCAAGAAGGTTTGCAGATGGGTGTCGGTTGGAAAGATGTAAGAGACATTAGAAACGCTTATGCAGGAAAATTACCAGATCTTGAAGTAGAGCGGCAGAAGTATTATAATAAAGAGATGTGGGAAGCTCGTACAAAAGAAATGGAAGCAATCTCTAACAACAACCTTGGCTTTCAACGTCTAAGTACTGATAAGAGATATGCTTTTATGAATGACACAGCTGCATCTCTTGACTACATTGGAAGAATGAATGAGCAGTTGTCTACGTTAGATCCTAATTCAGATGAGTATAGGGTTATTAAAGACCAGTACACAAATGCTGTAAAGGATAATACAAGTTTGAATTTGATGCTGTATATATCTAATGAATTTGCTAACGAAAAAGATATACGTGAAAGCACTATTGCAGAAGGTAAAATACAAGCTGTAAGATATGCAACAGAGCAGTTAGGAATGTCTCCGACAGAAGCTGGTGTTGTTTATGATATGACTGTTAAAGATATTGGCTTAGATCAGCTTGCAGGTATGTCAGGTAATGCTATGTCACTGTCTCTTAAAGAAATGCAACAAGCAAATGACCTTAAACTTACAAGCACTAAATATAGACTGTATCAAATTCCTCAAATACCTGTGATAGATGCTCTTAAACTTACTGATGCACTCAATGTTCGTGTAGCTGCTAGCGGTGCTGGTCAGTCTTTTGTTGATGGTGCTGTTGCAAGAGTATCTGAATTGATAAACACAGGAGATTATACAGAGGCTGCTAGAGAAATTCCAGTAGAACATGTGCCTAACTTAATAGATGCTGTCAATAATACTATGAGTTCTGCTAATGCTTCTGATTATATGAAGGCAAAAGTTGGTAACACGTCTTTATCTTCTTTCATCGAAGCAACCAGACCGTCTTTAAACGACAGCACTCAACAGAAACAAGTAAAGTTCTTAAACATGCAAGGTATTAGAAGAGGTATAAACATTGATGCAATCTCTAATCAAGCTGATATCATGGCTAAATCAAAAGATCCTGCTGTGTCTGAAGAAGGCCGTCAATTAAAGGATAAAGTTGTTGAGCTGAAAGCAGGTAATGACTTTTACAATGTTATCAGATCTCCTTGGTACAATGATGTTAACAGTATTTTTACAAACGATGACATCCGTAACAACTTAAGATATACACAGAATGGTGAACTGTTCTTTAAAGATCCTGACTTCTCTGACAGTCCTATTATAAGAACAATGGAAGAAGTCTATGGTAGAAAGTTTTCAGAAGCTGCTACATTGGCTGCTAGATCTGATTTCACTACAAAGTTATTAGGTTCTAAAGGGACTTTGTTCGAGAAGATTTCAATAATGAACAACAATGTTATGAACGGTGTTATAGATGATCCTGAAGAACGTAAGAAATTCTATGAAGACTTCGGTGTAAGAGCTGCAGAAGCTGGTGACACACCTTATGACTTTGCTACAGATGAAGATAATTACTTAACAAGACTTAAGAACTTCTTTACATCAGATGCTTTTAAAGAAATTACAGTAGCATCTACAAAAGGTGAAGACATCATACCTTCAGCAGAAGCTGGTGAATTATCTCAAGAAGAGATGACACAGATGGATACACAATATAACAGACAGGTTGCTGAAGAATTGATAAGCCGTGCAGATGCTCTTGAAGAATCCACAGCAAACCTTGATGAAGCTGCTAAGAAAGAGTATGGCAAAGGTAATGCTAAAGCTATTAAAGCTGCTAGAGACAAAGCTGCAGAACTGTTAACAGCATCTGCTTCAGTATCTAACTCCTCTGTAGTAGGTGGTGCTAGTGTAGCTATGCCTGCTGAACAAACTCTTGAAGAGCGTATTACAGACATTAGAGATAATGCTTTAGATCATTTGAAAGATATATTCCATACAGAGTATACTGCAGATGATTTAAGTAAACTTCAAGCAAGACTAAGGCTAGCTAACAGAGTTGATGATAAAGAACATGCTGAAAAACTTATAAAAGAAATTGAGAAGATAATGCCTGAAGTAAAATATAAAAGAGATAAAGAACTTATCAATCGGTATATGAATACATTGCAGGAAATGATATTATCTGATAATCCTGAAATGAGACAGAATGGTATTGACTTTATGCGGGAAATTATCAATGAGTAAGGCAACAGTAATCTTAACAGCTCTTGTAGTTGCTCTCTCAATTCTCCTCGGTGTCTCCCTCAAGAGTGGCTTCGAGAAGTCTGCTAAGATTGCCCAGTTACAAGACACTATCAAGTCTGTTAACAAGGCAGAGAAAGTTATATATAAAATAAGGGAGGTAGCAACTACAGTTAAAGAAGATTGTGATTGCTTTCACCAAAAAATTCCAGCAGAGATTTTAAAAGTATTGACAAAATAAAACTTATATGATATACTATGCGTGTGACTAGGGTAGCTCCCGAAAAGATTGCAACTCACAGTCCTGTCACATTTTTATTTAATGAGTGTTTTAATGGAGATTAAAATGAATGAAGAAGTTTGGATGCCTGTAGTAGGTCTAGAAGATAAATATTTAGTCAGCAACTGCGGAAGATTCTTTTCAAAGATTAGTAATAAAATTATGAAACAACAAAAAGACAAAGATGGCTACTGTCTCATAAGTCTTGATAAGAAAATAAGAAGAGCACATAGATTAGTAGCTTCAGCATTTCTACCTAACCCTGATGACTTGCCACAGATAAACCATAAAGACGGTAATAAAGAAAATAACTGTGTTGATAATCTTGAATGGTGTAACAACTCTTATAATATGAAACACAGGTTTAGAGTACTTAAACAAATCCCTTACAATCTTGGTAAGAAAATGCCTGATGAATTTAGAAAACATCTTAGTGAAATAAGAAAAGGAACTCAAACACTGGGAGATAATAGAAATGCTAAAAAAGTTAGATGCATAGAAACAGGTAAGGAATACTCTTGTGCAAGAGAAGCTGAATTAGAGATAGGAGTAAGTAAAGGATGTGTAGCACATTGTGCAAAAGGTTATATAAAAACTTCTGGTGGATTTCATTGGGAATACTGTTAACAGGTTGTTCTCATATTTCTTATGTTAGCTGCAGGGAGAATATTATAACTTATCAAGATGCTATCGAGTGTGTAGTTTTGCTAGACGAGCAGCTGAAAAGAATGGAGTAGTCTCGTATAAAGAAGGATATTTATAATCCCTGTAAATGGTCTTGCTAATTTCTAGTAGGACCTTTTTCTGTTCATTGGTAGTAGCTGTAGCAAAGGTTATCACTGGGTCTTGTAAAGAGTTGATAAGTTCTTCCTGCTGTTCCTGTGTCATTTCATAGATAGCTTGGTAACCGTTACGTCTTAGACCTATCCATTTGTCATCTTGTACCAAGAATATTCTGTGTCCTGTCTTCTGTGTAAACATCTTCATAAGCCCCTAAAAATTGACCGTACAGAGCAATCTCAACAGTTTGTTGAAAGCCTCTGTACGGCCTTAAAAACTACCCTTGCATCAATGCTGCTAACTTAGTAGCTCTGTTACCTACCTGTCTCGCCCAATTACTATCAAGCATTTCTTTAGCAGCAGTATTGTAATCATCTTTCTTGATAGCTGCTAACATCTTCTTGAAGCCTGAGACACGTGAGTAACCCATATTGAATATCATATCAGTCAACACATACAGTCTTTGCTCAGGAAATGTTTCCCAATCTTTACCAAGACTCTTTAACAAAACTCTAGCAGATGCTTCTGCAGTTGCAAAGTCGTGTTCAAATAACATTGATGCTTCTGCTTCAGTTATTCCTGTATCTTCCAAGTTCCTGCCATATCCTATGGTAAGCTTTCCTGCAGTACATGTATAGACCTTCAACCTTAATCCTTCAAAGTCTTTGGTCATCTTCTTATACTTTGCTTGCATTATCTGTTAATCCTATTCAATCTATCTAGAGCGTCTTTAGTAGCACATTCCAAGAAGTGTTCGCAGTCATCAGAGTTGTCAACGTGTTTAGTAATCGTCATGTAACTCTGATAGTCATCTCTATCTGCAAGATGTCTGAAACAGAAGTCTTTAATCTCACAGTTAGGGTTATCACACATGCTTATATCAGTCATTGATTATTCCTTCGATAGATGGTGACAACTTTGTTGACACTCTCCTGCACAAGCAGCATAGCCAGCAATATCGATGTAGTTGTCATCATATTCTTGATTATTCTTTGAACGTACTATTTTAAGAAGTATCATCATCATTGCTACATCAACGCTGTTCAAAGTTTTACCAAGATATGCTGACCACATTTGTGCGATAGTATAAAAGCAATCTTCTGGTGTTCCGTACTGTTCTTCTCTAGCGCCTTTAACAATCTCTAAAGCTTTATTCAGCACTTCTTCTCTTTTCATCTATCACCTCGTATATATCGTTAACATTATCTATAACTTCTGTGACAAGATTATGCAGTTGGTCTATAGAAAGCTTTCTTAAAGAGTTCTTAAGCATGCTATGTCTAAACCTTTCTTCATACTTGTCAAAGAAAACTTCTACTACTGTCATCTCCATTAGTTATTATCCTCTAAGTGACATTTACATTTGTCTTCAGTAAACATTTTACGGTCTGCAAACTCACTGTATTTACCTACGTTGAATTCTGTTGTAGGTCTGCAATAGCCCATTACACGTGTCCATACTTCACAGATTTGTCGTTTGCTACCATCCTTAAATGTAACTTCAAATGAACTTGAAACATCTGTTACATCCTCTGGATCAATTCTATTTGCTTTTAATACACCTTGTGCCCATTCGCTTAACATCTCTTTTACTCCTTTTAAATTGTTGTAAACATGTACTGCATCCTTCTGCATCTAGAGCTAATATTGTGCCACATCTAGGACACACCTTAGTCCACATTGCCAACCAGTTTGCAGTCCTTTCCGGTCTTGTTGTTATTTTCTTTTTCATACTGTTGCCTACCATATTCAGCTATTAACAATGCCTCTGCTCTACCGTCTTTAGATGCTGTTAATTCACCTGCAACGGAAGGAAACAACTTCTTAGCTAACTCTATGCTTCTGTGTTTCTTCTGTGTCTTAGTTTCACCTTTAACACCTGTCAATCCAAAATACTTTTTCCAGACTGATGGTGTAACCTTGTTAAAGTTTTCTGCAATACTGAAACCAAGGAACTCGGCATACCCTGCAAGCTTCATGAAAGTATTGTTAGCAGCACAGCTCTGACCAGGTCTTCCATAAACATCTTCTACATAGCATACAGTGTATCCATCAGGTTCTACAAGATAAGTCATCATATACCAGTAGTCTTCAATGTTATTAGTCAAGTCTATGAAAACAATACTGTCATCTTCTATGATAGCTACTGCTCCATGTGCTCCAGGGTCGATGCCAATAAATCTAGTCATAATCACCTACCTCAGCATAGTAGTCATCACCACTTAAGAAATCTTTACTGTGTGATAGCAGTTCGTACTTAATCTTCCACAGTAGCCATTCAGGTTCTTTACCGAGAATGTAACAGACATCTTCAAGACTGTAAGCATTCGCTATATAGCTAATGAGTTCTTTAATAGACATCTCAAATCCCTCCATACAAATTCTCTTGTGTCTAAATCAATCTCAGTAAAACCTCTTGACCACTTGTTACGTGTCTGCATACACCAGTCACCAGTATGATAAGGGGTAAACACAGGACATCTCATACCTATAATAGGTTCTGCAGTAGCCATTGAATAGCTCTCGAAGAAGTCTTTGTGATGTCCGTGTCCAACTACAATATTGCTATGCCAGTTCTCTACCAGTTCTTGTGCAGTTGTACACATCTGATCTGAAAGACCCTTACGCATAGCATGGCAGAAAGTCCACTTACCAATATCAGCAGGTTCTAAGTAGTCATAAGTCAACCACCCAAAAGCATCAAACACATCAATAACATCAGTGATATCGTTTCTTACATCATGATTTCCTGCACAGAATATTAACTCAGGTCTATATTGTTTGTGTTTGGTGTGTCTCTGCTGTGCATTGTAGTCATTTATTATACCATGAAAGGCTGACAAATGCAAGCGTAAACATTCAATTTCTTCAGCTAATGTAGAAGTACCTCTGTCTTTCTTTAACCATTGCTGACTTTGTAGGTCTACTGCATCCCCGAGATGAATGATGAATTCAGGCTTGTGTTCAACACAGTAATGTCCTAAAGCAGCCCACAACTCATAGCATTCATACCCGGGACGAAGATGACTATCACTTATTACCAGTGCCTTGGTCATTCTTGTACTTCTCCATTAAAGCATTTACTTGAGCCTCGTTCTCAGCTGCTTGCTTCTCTTTCTCTTCTTTGATAAGTTTGTCAACAGCTTTGATAATGTCCTTCATGGACTCTTTAACTACCATTGATACAGTGTCTGAGAACATAAGTAAGGTGTTGCCTTCTTTAGTAGCTACCATATTAGGTCTCTTAGTAACATCAAAGTACAGCACATCACCACTTTCAGTACCGTCACCGTTCATTAAGTTAAGCTCGATAAAAGCTCTCCAGTTTGTTTTAGTAATCTTAATCAATTTGTATCTCCTCTGCTCTAGGTTCTTTTACTACTTTTGTTAAATATCTTACTCCATCAGAATAGTTGAAAGCCCTAAGACCAGGCCAGCAACGCTTCTTATAAGGACAGAATGTACAGCTCTTACATAGTTTTCTGTTACCACTCTTGCCATCTTCCTCATCAGGATAACATAAGGTTATTGGAGGCTCATCTTTGGCTAGTGCTTCTTTGCATTCAGCTATCAACATCTCTGTGTCAGGTAAATCAAAGTCTGGATTAGGTCTATACAAACACAACTCGCCATTAACTTTATTCATTACCAGAAATGCAGGATGTCCTTTACCAACTTCTTTATCATAGCTAGCAATCTGTGCTAAGTAACCGAAAGGATCGTCTTCAATCAATGTACCTTTTAAAAACTTAGCAAAGCTTCTAGGACTGGCTGATTTAACATCAACAACTTCACCATCAATGATACTATCTATGTGTCCTACAATACCGTGGTGAATTACTTCATCCTGTTGATGTCCTACATCATGCCCTGCAACTTCACACAACCATAACGCTAATGTCTCAATAATATCTCCGTAAAGAAACTTTAGTCTAGCTTGACCTGATACAGGTTCTTCACAAGGTTCTTTCAAGTCATACCAAAGTCTTCTTAATGGCTTGCCAATACTTGACAAAGATAAGTGGTCACGTCTAGAAGAAGATTGTGTCAGTCTCTGTGTGATTGTTGTAGTGAGTGCGGTGCAGAGTTTATTGATTTTCTCATCAGAGATATTCACACAACCTTCTTCAAGAGTTTTGTATATGTCCTCAACTAGACTAGATAAGTCCTTCGTCAAAGCTTTCTTCATCCTCATCTCCAAATGTATCACCACCAGAGAATACGTTGAGTTGTTTTACCTTGACTGCAGACAGTCCTACGAAAGTACCGAACTTACCTGTGTCATATTGAGAAACATTAACCATGGCAACAGAGCCGTTACCAATCTTTGCAACATCATCATCAGACATTAAACGTCCAGCTGCGTCATATACTCGAGGTTTAACTGAAGACTTTAATGTAATGGTCTTGATGCCATCTTTCTCTTTGATTTGTTGCTTTTTATTTTTCAAGCTCTCGATAAGTTTTAAATTATCACCATCAAGAACTACATCAACTTGGTACTTATTGCTAGCGAACTCTCCTTTAGTCTGTGGTTGAGCTAAAAAAGCCCACTGCAACTGTACATTTTTAAGTGTTTGAATATTTTTCATATTATATCTCCTTTACAAAAGGCACTTTAACATAACTTAGTGCAAAAGTCAAGTAAAAAACTTAATCACAATCTGCACAAATCGTGTGATCTATCTGACCTTCAGTCCATGAACAAGCTGCCATAAACCTACGAAGATGCTCTGCAAACTCATCAATAGTCAAATCAGCAGAGAACTCATAGTCAATAGACTCATCACCATACCTGTAACTTAAATTATAGTAGTTATCTTCCATTTGATATCTCCTTGTCATACCATGCTTCATCTAACAACTCATAAAAGTTTTTCTTAAGCCAATCTTCAAGTTCAGGTTTAGCCTCTACCAGTTTACGAGCGACTTGATTGAAGCTACGAAACGCATCCATATATTTGTCGAACAACATTTTTCATCATCCTCCTTAATAGCTTGTTGAACTTCATTCCAATCTTTGCATAAACTCTTAACATGTCCTGCATAAGATGTGTTAAAATACATGTCCATAATCTTTTTACTACTCTTATTACGAACACGTGACATATCTGCATAGGTAGTATCGTTCTTGGTAATAGCCCATACATCATCTTGTACTTGGAGATAGTTAAAACCTTTACCATCCCCTAATACAAACTTTCTTGCCCCGTAGAGCTGACACAACACTGTCAACATTTTTACTACTCCTTACAAATTCAATTTCATTGTTAAGATACCTACGAGCTGTGTCATATTTGAGATTATTCTGCTTACAAAACATTGTCAAAGGTATTCCATCAACCATGTATTTGTTAGACCTATTCTCTCTTGCTACTTTCTTGCCGCTAATGACATAGTCGTAAGCTTCTTCTATAGTCATACCTTCTTCATTAATCAGACGCCAAGCTTTTTGATACTTGTATAAACTGTCGAAAGCATGAATTAGAAGCCTGCCATCAGGTAGTCTGTACTGGTACTTTGGTGTGTACATTGCTTCAGTCTCAGACCAGCCTGCTTTAATTCTTTGTTTATAACAATCACTACTGATACCGTTCTCTTTACAAATCCTTACACGTTCTTTTAAAGGTGTCTCTCCTCTGGGTTTGTAATAATAAGTTCTTCGTGATATTCCATTCTCTCTACAATATTTACTTACATTCATGTTTATCTACCTCCACAAATTTTAAACTGTTAGGTTCACCGATATCATATACAAACCAACTTGTGTTAAACCAACAGGAGCCCTTACCACTGAAGTCACACCTCTGATCTAACACAAGCACACTGACACCGTACTCTCTGAACATCTTTCCACGCTTGATACCTTCTAATGCAGTCAGCGGTAACAGCAATGCGAAAGGTTTTCTCAGTGTGTAACAGCGGAGCAAAATCTGGTCTTTACAAGAATACGGCGGGTTTGTAATAATGTAGTCATATTCTTCGTCAGGAGCCCACTGAAAGAAATCTTTGTCGTCCTGTATATGACTAGCTATAACGTTAAAACCCCTCTCACGGAGCTTTAAAACAATTCTACTGGCATCTGTATCACATGGACACCAGACTGTAGCACCAGCTTTTAACTGGATATTATTTAGTAATGCATCAACAGCATAGTCAGGTGTGTATAACTCATCGTTCTTAGCTGTCTGCATATAGTTAATCATGGCCTGTTTCATCTCTTTGATATTCCTATACAAATTAAAATAGTTGAAAAAAGTTCTTGACATTTCTGAAAAAGTGTGTATAATATCCTTTAAAGGATTGGCAGAGGTAATTATATCAGTTACTTTCTAAAACGAATCGACAACTTAGTCAACAGAATCCACCAGATCATCTTTAGTGATTTCATAAACCCTCCTTAAGACATGTCCATATAAGTAAGCATACATTTCATCATCTTCATAAGTACTTACTAAGTTACATCTTAAACATATAAAGTTAACAGCATGTACACATTCATGTGCAAGTGTATTGATAGTCCAGTACTTAGGACAGTAACGAATCGTTATAGGATCTGATATAGTGATTGCTTTCTCCTCTTCATCATCTCCGTACGTGTTGTCAATAGTTATGTACTGATTATATATTGGTATCTTTATTCTGTGTTTCATTTATGATCTCCTTAGCAAGTCTGTTAAATTCCTCTACAAAATCTTTAAACTCTTCCTTACGACAACAACAGTGGACATCTTTAACTTCAATACCGTGTTCAACTCTTGTGTCATATATGATTACGAAACCACCTCTTAAAGAACACTGCATAGTGGATACTCCTGTTGTAGCATAATGTCTTCAGCCTTGTCAAGACCTTTATACATACTGTTAACAATTTCTTCAGCAGCTGCTTCAACATCATCAGGGTCTTTGTAGTCACAGTACTCAGGACATATCTCTGCAATCTCCCATAAAGATATCTGCTCCAGCCACTCTTTACATTCTTGTACTTGTTCTAGTTCATCATCAGGATTACCTTCATAGACATCATCTATGTAGTGTCTCCATACTTTATCACAGCAGTCATTCATTTATCTAACTCCTCAATTTGCCGTAAAGTTTTATCGCACATCTGATGTATTGTTTTGAGATAAACGTTATTCCCGTAGTAAGGAGATGCTGTTTTCTTTTTCAAAAATTCAATTCTTTTAACTGCAATCTCAAGCTGTTTTGCAACGGCAATGTATTCGGAATAGGTAGGGACGGGAGCTATGATATAGCTGATGTCAAAACCATATATACACGATGCACTATTTAGATATTCGCCATTTGCTTTATAAACACCTCTTTCTGTCTTAACATAATAAACTTCACCAATATCAAGTTCGCCTTCTTTCCATTGCTCGGTTAAATCATTCATCTGCTTACCTCCACCCAATATATACCTAACAATACACTTACAATAGCACTCTGTGTGTTTCCATATGCCCAAAGCATCATACCTGAAATAACACAAGACAAACTAATACACTTCCAAAAATCTATTTCCATGTTCTTTACTCCTATACGTTATCTTCATCATCAATCTCTTTAAAGTATGGTACATTATCTTTATCAGTCCACAGCAGTGTCTTGTTGGTGTTTACTAAAGCATGATATAGACCTGTTACTCTATCTATTGTCCACTGTACTTCCGGAAAACACTTAAAGACATCTTCAATAGTAGTGTCACAGTCAAGTAACATGTAGTTGTTACAGTACACTGTGTGTTTATATTTCAATCCATCATAGATATCTACGATACCTTGACCATCTTTATCAATAGTAAATCTAATGTTCATTTAATATCTCCTTTCTTTTAGATAACAATTCCAAAACTTTTCCTTTAAAGTCCTTCATCGTTTTACATCTTCCAAAAGTATCGTTACCAAAAATTCTCCGTATAGTCCAATAATAAGAACTGCTATCACAGTAAATATTTATCCATATATGTGGAGTAATAAACCAGTTAGCTTCAGTCCTATAACAATTTGAAAAATGTTGGTCAGGATTTAGACTATGAATAAAATCGCAAATTTCCTTTGTTTTCTTCCTATAACGAAAAGGTGTGTATTTACTCATTCATCATCTCCTTAGTGAGTCTGATTCCAGTTTAAACCAATCTTGTATTCACCTTCAAGAGGGCAGTAAGATTTAAAGTGCTCACCAGCGTCTCTAATACACTGTCTAAGAATGATACCAATCTGTTCAGCATCTTTCTCAGAGCAGTCATACTGCATTTCATCGTGTACTACAGCAACCTGATGGCCATCTAAACCGGCCTCTTTAATTCTCTTGTAAGCTTCTATCATAGCCCACTTCATACATATTGTTTCATAACTCTGCAGATATGTTGACATAGCAAAGTGAGCATTCTTTAACGGTATCCTTCTACCATCAAGACCTATGAAGTATCCTAGCTTAGCCCTGTACTCGAGCTCCTTCTGGAACTTACTCCATCCTTTACAGTTCTTCTTCAGTCCATCAAAAGCAGCTTTACCTTTCTCTTTACTACCTAAGATTGAACTGATACGACCTACACCAGCACCCATGATGATAGCAAATGTACAAGTCTTACCCTTCTTTCTACCTGCCACCATCTCTGCATTACTTTCATCATACTCTTTATCAGCTGGATTAAGACCATACAAAGTACTGAAGTAGTAGTGCATATCCTTGTGTAGAATGTTAAAGCGTAGAGTCTCATCTTTCATGTAATGACACAGACCACGTAACTGAATGTTAGCAGCATCACAACCAACCAGTCTACGACCTTCATCAACTGTAAACATCTCTCTGCATACAGCTCCATACAAACCTTTAGTAGGAATGTTAGCAGTATTAGGGTGAGTGTGTGCCATTCTGTGTGTAGCTGCTCCAATACTTGCAACTTCTCCATGCACTCTGTCATTGTCATCACAAGCATCGAAGTAGGACTGTATCAGAGTTGACCTAGACTTTAATACTTTACAATCCTTAATCAACTTCAATTCCTCTGGTGCATCTTCATGCAGTGTCTTCAAGTTGTTCAGAGATATCTTAGGGCTACCACCAGGAGTCATCTCATAAGGATCCCACCAACCTTTCAAACGTTCGTTTATCTCTGATGGTGAGTCAATGTTAAACTCTTTGTAAACAATTTTATATCTTCTATAAAGTCCTTCGCCCACTTCTTCGAAGTTACCTTCGTCAAGTATCCTTTGACTAACTGCCGTAGGTGTTCCATCTGCCTTGAGTTTTGGCTGCCATAGTTTGTCATCAAATACCTTAACGCTCCTCGGAGGAAACAACTCCTTAAGTCTGGCAATGATTTGGAAATACTTAGCATCAATTTCAGACTTTGTGTTTGTCGCGAGCTCTCTATTAAGCTTGAAACCATATCTTTCTTGTTCCGATAGAATGAACTGCGACCAGCTTTCAATGCGTATCGCTTCACGGGTAAACCCCTTGTACTTCTGCAAATGCCTGTATAAAGCGAGGTTAACATTAACATCTTGTATACAGTAGTCTTCCATCTCTTGTGACCACCGTGTCCAATCTTCATTATGATCTTTGTATACACCTAATCTTTCTCCCCAATCACGTAGCGAATACCCTGATAAAGTACTGTCAGCAAGCCTACTAAGCACGAGGGTATCAACAATATTATCAACAGGAATGTTAACATTCCACAAACGAGCAAGCCAGTACCTATCGAAACTAATGAAGTTATGACCGATAACACGCTCGACATCACTAAAGAAATCCCTTGCAGCATTTGCATCTCCATCTCTAAATACTGTTATCTCATCTGTGTCCACATCTCTGCAAACACAACACCAGATATGGTGACAGTCATGAAGACCGTCTGTTTCAATATCACATACAACTTTCTTCATAAAGCCCTCCGTCTAGGATTGTTTTCAAAGTCTATGAATACTTCATCTTTATCAAGTTCGCTACCAATACGAGGATTATCAAAGCTACTATCAACTTTACAGTAAGGATGAACTGCTAATGCAAATGGAGACATACGTATAAAGAAGTTTCTAATAGCACCTTCGTTAGTTGTATGCCAATCATCACAGTATTGTCTAAAGAATCTAATGCATCTCTCTGGATCTCCTCTGTGTAATATAGCATAAGTTGTCATATCAGTCTCCTTCTACAAGCTTCCCCACACATTTTCAAGATTTCACTTTTCTTGACTTCTAATAAGAGCTTAAGATATTCATCAACTTCTGTTGCTGTTTGTTCGTATTCAGCTAAAGAAGCAGGCTTGTAATCAAGAAAAGCGTATACTTTAACAGGTTTAAATTCAGCCATGCTTACTTTTCCTGCTTTTAACATATCTAGTATATAGCTCATATCAGTCTCCTTCTTTCATTGGTATCATCTTCTTCAGGTTTACCGCAGAACAATTCAACCCAGTCAAGATACTCTGTAGCAGACATATAAAAGTCTTTATCAAATTGCTTACATAAACTTTTCTCATACTCCAATAGAGCTTCATCAATGTTCATATCAGTCTCCTTCCTTTTTTAATACCTTCTGGTTTAGACAGTCTCCAATAAGCTTTGTAAAACCGGAGCTGTCTACAACAAGGGTTTCTAGAGAATATATCAAACATCAATACACTACAGTTATCATCGTACAAAGCCTTATGGTAATCTATTGTAGGACAGTTATATAATTCCATCTCCAAAGCTGTCAGTGAGTTCTGTTTCCACAAGTCGTGTAGTTTCCTTATCGTAGACCACTGCTGCTGCCGGTCCCTTGATCCCAAAATCTCTATTCTTAAGTACCCTAAGTACCGTTGTATTCGCTTTAACCACATCTTCATCTTGACTGTTCCTTTCCAAACCTATTACAATATCTGATAACTGTTTGATACTGCTACTACTTTTCAAGTCATCTAATGTAACGTGTCCACCTTCTTCGTGTGTCTTTGTAGCATTAGCAGACTTTCTTAAGTGACAAGCAGCAAGTATTATAATCTCTTCTTCAACAGCTACCTTCTTCAGCTCTGCCATAAGTTTATTCAGCTTAGCTGTAGTGTTCTCTTCAGTTCCTTCTGCAACCATTGTAATGTGGTCTAAGATAATAACCTTGCAGTCACGTGCCTTTGACAGATATCTTATCTTATCTATTAACAAGTCTATATCATCGAAGTCAAAGCCATCGAACAAGTCCAGTCTATTATCTTTAGCAACCTCATCAAACCATTTGTGCAAGTCCTCTTGTGTCTGTGCCTTCCATACATCAGGTTTTCTAAGATTGAGGCCGGCCTCTAAAGACATTAACGATATCATAGTATCTTCACTAACCTCTTCAAGAAAGAAAGCACCAATTCTGATATCAGTTGTCTTCAATAAGTTTTGAATGATTGTCTTAAGAAACAATGACTTACCTTGACCAGTACCTGCTGCAAACACTGCAACTTGTGAAGGTCTGAAACCATATATCATATCATTGACACCAGCCCACGGAGTAGGAATGTAAGAACGTGTCTTAGAAAACTCTTGCAGTCTCTCCCACATCTCTCCAACAGATACAATGTCATTAGGTTTATACTCTTCAGCCTTCCACCATAACTGATTGAACTCTGCTGTCTTACCTGCTTTAAGAAACTCGTTAGCGTCTTTCATCTTCTCGTCAAGTTTAACTATCAAGACTTTCTTAGGCGGTAACAGATCTGCAATCTTCTGTGTAGCTTTCTTTCCGGGGGCATCGCCATCAAGACACAAGACAATCTTATCAAAGCTGTCAAGGTATTCATAAGCGTCTTTAATATCTTTAACAGATGTGCAACCATTCTTCAACGATACAACAGGATATTTACTGCCTTGCATCTGGAACACAGACATTGCATCAATCTCACCTTCAGTGACTGTAATGTATTTGCCTTTAGCTGGGAACAGATTCTGTCCAAACAACACAGCATTCTTCATAGCTCCACCATTCAATATGTGAAACTGTTTGCCAGACACTGTTCTAATCTTTTGGCAAATCATTTTACCAGTACTGTCAAAGTATGGATAGATATGTTGTGCTATACCACCAGCCTGTGTAATTACTTTAACACCATACTTACGACACGTGTCAGCTGTGATACATCTATCTACCAAACCGTCAACAGGAAATGCACCTGCATCAGGTTTAAGTTCTGTGATAGCTGCTTCTTCAATGTTTACTATCTCACTCTTTAAACCTTTTGTATAGGTATTGCAAGAGAAACAGTAAGTAGAGCCATCATCATACTTTGATAAAGCATCGTGACTACCACAGTGAGGGCATGGCAAATGTGCTTTTACAAGTTTACTCATAACAATCTCCGTCTCTTAAAAGGTGAAAGGAAAATTAATTCGTCGCCACATCTTCGTTTATAATCTAGCATTTCTGTTGTAGCTCTATATATCTTAGTGTAGTACCAATCTTTTTCTACATATATAAAGTGGTACAAATCATCTATGAAACCGTTCTTATAACTAAGTCTATTGGTCTGTTGTGTTACGTCTCTAAGATATTTAGCGGCCCTTCCTTCAGGATCTTTATACTTAGAGAAATCGTACAAGTCTACAATATAATACGTACTCATTTTAAAACTCCATTAAATAAGGTGTCTGCAAGTCACCGAAGGAAAAACAATGACATTAAAAGCACAGCGACCTGCAGACAACAGGTTAAAGACTTATCTTCAGAGTATCTGTAAGCTTTCTATGAACTATATCATCAACAGCTTTCTCAATATATCTGGTGACTCTGTCCCATTCTTGATTAATTACTTCATCAATAGTTTTTTGAAGTGTATCTTGAACTAGTTCAGGTGTGACTAAAGGTTTCAATGTAGGCGCTAATACAGTTGCCACCCAATCTCCATCCATCTGGTCGTATACTTTATCAGCAACACTGTCACTGATTATATCCAATAATTCTGTCTCATCTATATCACATGTTAACTTCATCTTACATCTCCTTCTTAACAAACAAACCACAATGACATTTACCTTTAGTATTCAATTCAGTCTTACATAACTGTGACATACACCAATGTTCAGGATCGTTAGGATAACAAGGACAGGTGTATTCATCAATCATGTTAGCTTTAATTCTTAGAATACTATCAGCGTGTTTTGACAGGACTGCACCATTAGCCTCAGCCAAGTCTTCAAACTTTTTCTTAAAAGCAGAAGTCACCATAGTTGTCATAGTCATCTCCTTTAAAGCTTATATCAACTCCATAACCAAACACAGATACATATACAGAACTAGGGACAATATCTATGATAAGTTCTTTTCTAAATTTGTGTAGCCATTTAATTTTCATTGACTTTATCCTTTAACAGTTCTTTCAAATATTCTGTACCAAGTTTAGTCAGCTCAGGTATGTTCTTTACTGTGTCTTTAACAGCTCCGTTCTCTACTATCTGAGGTGCAATCCAAATGAAAGCTGCTTGTTTAGTAGACGGCATAAATATTGCAGTAGTGAACAGTACTGCAACAATAGCCCAGAACTTCTTTGCGTATCTTTTACCAATGCTTTGTTTAACAACTGCTTCTCTTTTGTATTCCTCATTATACCATTTATCAGGATCTTCAAAGTAAAACACAGTCATAACTATTGCAACAATCATTAACAGAAAAGATGCTATTATACATCCTGCAAGCATGTCATCTAACTTAACAAGTAGGTAATACCAAAACATTTGAACCTCCTTCAACTACAATTTTAACAAACTCTTCACCATCTTGCGCTACTCCTACTACATCATCGACAGTAGTTGTAACAACTTTCACAGGCATATTACTTGGATACGCTTGTAGTCTTGCTATCAGTTGCTCGACACTCATTATCAATCTCCTTTATCAAATCTATTGGGTTCATCTTCAACAACTTCATATCACACTCTTCTTCATTAACATCTCGATACCTTTGTTGATTACTTTTGCATTTAGGACACAGACTTATCCATCTCCCATCAGGTTCCTTATGAAAGTCTGTTGTCTCTCTATCACATATATAGCATCGCATCTAAGCATACTCCTTCCAATGGTGGTGTGCCCTTTATAACAGGTTCTTTCAACTTTGTCAAGTCTTTTTTCAAGAAATTTTTAACGTCTTGAATCTCCTCAACATTTTCTGTGTTATCATCATACTTTGTAATAACTTGTAACGAGTCGAAGTCGACTATAATAGATGTTACTTTAGGTTTAGGTTTAACAATGTCTATGAAGTTAGCTATGATATCACCTTCGATAGCTTCTTGGCTAGCTTCTAATGCATTATTAAAGGGCCCAATAAGTTTCATCTTCTTCGTGAGAATATAACTTTTTCCAGTAACGATCGTCATATTTTTTCTCCTTTTTTGTATAGTTGTAAACAGTTGTGTAATCAGAAGGCTTGCAAGGATAGTGAACAAACTCTTTAAGCATTCTAATAACATCATCTTTAATCTCATTCAGTCTTTCAAAGTCAGTAGTCTCATTCTCTGTGTGAGGATCGAAGTAAGCTACTGAAATATTAACACTCTCTATGTGTTTACAGATTGTTTGAGTATCACTAACACCTCCAGTAGTAACCTTCCAATCACCACCCCAGAAGTTCCTTAAGTTCCATGCAAGTGTCTTACAGTAGTCTGTGCCTGCACCTTTCTCAAGTATGTCATAGTTACCTTTTCTATCCAGAACAACACAGTAACTACCCATGATTCTATCTTCAACAGAACGAATACCACTACCACCGACCTCTTCACATTCACTGATGACAAAGTTAAACTCTAACCCTTCTTCAACAGCTTTCTGAATAATCCAGACACCGTTCTTATCGTCAGCACCTAATGAAGTCTGTTGATAATACTCATTATATCCTACGATAGTCTCGTTCTCATTGTAGAAGTGCACTGCCTGACCATTTGTGTCTACCATATCCAAGTGTGCAGAAAGAAGTGGTAACGTCTCATCAACCATGTGTATCAAAGTGTTACCAACTCTCTCAACAACCACACCCTTGTCTGTAAACCACTGTTCAAGATGATCACATATAGCTTTCTCAGCCTCTGTGTGTGCTACTGAATAGAAGTTATACAGCTTAAGCAGATCTTTCATTAGCTTTCTCCTTCTTAATGTTTCTAAATACCTGACAAGTTACCTTATCATCTTCAACAATTCTTAACAAGATTGCATCAAAGGCTGTTTGTTCAATGTCTGCTTTGATTAACTCTTTCAATCTCTTAAGATTAACACCTGTATTTGAGTATGCTTTAGAACGAATTCTCAACTGTCCGCTAATCATTTCGGTAGGATCACGTTGAATAGACAGCGTCAAATGATCGCCACCCTGTGATTCTTTTAAAGTATTGTAACTCCACCAGATTTTATCATCAATGAAGTTAACAATGCACAAATCTTTAACAGGTTTAGTGAAGTACTTTGCATAAGGACTCTTATCTTTGTCTTTAGTGATAGGCATATTTGTAATAGGACAGATGACAGGATTACACAAGACACCATCAACTAATGCGATAGGTTTATCAAATGCAATGTCTTTCTCTACATCTTTAACCTTCTTACAATACTCTGTAAAGACACCATTACCACAATTGTCGCGCCATCTTCTTTCATTCTCTGCTACGTCTTGTCTTGTACCATCTCCGTACTTAAAGTAAACATATGTTTCAACTTTTCTCAAGCTGTCTGAGTAGAATCTAAGACCGTATGTATCCCAGATTTTATAGATACCTTTACCGTTATTGTACAATTTTCTTTTATTATTTGAATCATACTTTAAGAATAAGGCATTGAATTTACTAGATAAAAACTTAATCATTGGCATAATATAACTGTCATCACTACGATAAAATTTGTCAACAATTAACTCACCATCTTTACCAGCGTATGCCCAACATCTTAAATACATCTGTGGCAAGTGAAACTTTTTACCATTAAGTAACGATACATCTGTAACAGTCCCATCAGACAAGTATATCATATATGATTCAGGTGTACTTGCAAAAGGAACATAACCATACCAACAAGACATACCACTATTCAATGCAAAGCAACTCTGAAAACTGTTGCCATAACTGCAGTAGAAATAGTCAAGAGGGTTCTTAGATATTACAATATACTTTGAAGTCTTTCCGTGTCTCTTTAACAAAGCTCTATCAGCATCAGTCAGTTTGATAAACACCCTGTTATTATACTTTGGAAAGTCTTTAAATTCTTTTAGCACCCAGTTATCTTCTTCTCTGCATTCCCATAATCTTTCAGCTAATTCAACAGGATAGTCAGCTAATGCAATCAAGGATCTCAACTCGTAGTCATTACTAAAATCTTTTAATGGGCAATCAACATCCTGTTTACTATAATCTACAGGTGTTGTGTCCAAGTCTTTGAATAAAATCTCATCAGGTACATCAGTAAATGTAGAAAGACTGTGTTCAAAGCAGTAACGAACAGTTTCAACTAGAGCGTCATAAGCTATTGTAGCATTTACTCCACCCTCAGGTAGGTCTTTATCACACCACCAACTTCTATTCTCTCTTATAATACACTGCTCATCTTTCTCCATTCCTAAAAAACTCTTAGACTTATCATCAAAAGCTATTGCAAAAGTTCCTTCACTGTGTGATGATACAGTCTTCTCTTCCTTGTAAAAACTTTCAATAGCATCAAGGACTGCATAAAGATCATTATGGTTCATTGTTATTCCCTTTCAATTTAAAGGCACATTTTTTGACCGTACAGAGGATTTTGAAAGTTTCTGGTAGAGCTCTACCAAAGACCTCAAAGATTCCTCTGTACGACCAGAAAAAGGTACCTAGTCAGCGTCATCCATCATTACAATACAAGTACCCTTACGAACCTCGTTGTAGTGAGTACCACATTTGTAATGTTTACCGTTGTCACCAGTAACACGTACATAATCTCCAACATCATCGGTATCAATCTCTGTTACCTCACCGAAAGTATGCACAGGAGTGCCGTCTTTACGTCTATGACATACCAATACACGGCCACCTACGGTAAAGTCAGTGTCAATGGTATCCTCGACAGGTGCATTAACAGTAACGTTAACAGTAATGTTAGCACCAGCTTTGATCAATTTAATTAAGTCTTTAGTATCCATATTTTATCTCCATAATTTTGTAGAAGGTTAATAAAAGAATGTAAATAGAGTCTTCTACATAGTAGTTGAAAATTAAATTCTTCTACGCCTACTATTTACATTATCAGTGGTGTCATCACCAAAGAATTTATCACATGCTTTATAAACGCAATCATAGAAGTTATCGCAGTGTTCACTGTCATCAGTGTCTGTAATATCATCTTCTGTATCTGTTACGTTATCCCACTCGCAATCATACAACCAGTCTCTGAGTCTGTCTTCAAACTCACGAGCTAAATCTTCTAATTCATTATCAGGTATTTCAAGGTTTACAAAGTTGTCTCTAGTTCCTCTACAATACTCTGTTATAGTATATTCAAAATTCATAATGGTCTCCTTCCTTTTTTAGCTATCACAATATCTTCATGAATATTACAAGAATCATAACCATCTTCTCTACCTGCTAACCACCAACTGCAGGAAAAACCTAAAGCACTTCTTACTTTTGGATAAGGGTCGCTTCCACTTAAACCTTTTATATTAGAGAACAGGAAGTACCCTCTATTAGGTGTCACATATAGGTATGCTTTATCACCTTTGTAGTATACATCTTGGCTTTTCTTTATCTTCCTAAGTTCTTCTAATGTCATAGTAGTCTCCTTTTTGCAGGTATTAAATAACGATGAAGTTTTTGACTATCAGAATCGTGCTTGTCACATAACCACCAACCATACCGGTAACCATGCATTTTACTAGGTTTTGAACCACAATAGACAGAGTTGTTTGTTAACAAATATCTTCCATTACCTTCAACAACTACTCTGCATAATTCTTCTTTAAAGAAAACACATATGTCGTGGTCAAGTTCTCTAAGTTCTTTTAACGTCATGTTGCAACTCCCTTAATAAATCGTTGTAGTAATCTCGTGTCTTCATAATCATTAGCAGTAACTGTTTACGGTCTTTGCATATACCACTATTAAACACGTAGGTGTGAGTTGCAGTATCGTAAACAGACATACTAACTGCACCTTCGGTGCTGGTCGCCTTAGTAAATAGCAGTCCTTTGTAATTTTTAACAGTTGTTGTCATATAATACGTCTCCTTCCATCATAAGTTACTTCATCAGCATCACATAAAAGCCAACAGTAAGCACCTATAGGTATGCCTTTAATTCCTATACAATCAATATTCTTCCATAGGTGCTCTGCAGCAGCAGGATCTAGTGTGTAGAAAATCTTTGCACCTCTGCTAATAACAACCTCGCCTACATAGCCTCTAAAAGTTACACTCATATTAGTCTCCTTCGTGTTGTTAAGATTATTGTACTACAACCTAGTTCAGACTTTCCACAAGCATGACCACCTCCTTTTTGCTCACCGTTCTCTACATTTATACAGAGATAGCTTCCAGAACTACTCCAATTATCTAACCACCAGCCAATAGTAGATTGCCACATTTGTATATTGTGCTCTTTACAGACTTGTTTAATTTCTTCTTCGTTCCTTGCATTAAAAGCTACCATCATAGCACATATCTCCGTACATAAATGTTGACAGTGCTAACAGTACTATTGCCACCGGCATAAACATATTAGCAGGTTTGTAACCAATGCAAAAAGATGTAAACAGTGCTTGTATAATTAAGTTTAAAGTTATTAACATTTCAGTAACTCCTTCAGTTCTTTTGATAGTCTGTTGATTGCTTCTGTAATTTGTTTAACTCTTTCCTTCTTAAATTCATTAATGTTTACACCTGCTTCTATTAAAGCCTCTTCTCTAGTTGCTTTTAAATCATCTATCTTAAAGTAATAGTTGCCATTTACTACAACACGATCACCTACTACACCTTCTATTGTGTCTTCATCTATCTCTACGACTCTTGTAGAGTCTACTGCATAGAGTGGTAAACGACTGAATAAATCATCTACTACTTGGTATAAATCTTTTGTCATTGCATTAACTCCTTCAGCTCTGTCATTATAGTGTTCATTCTTTCTTTAAGAAACGCTACTCGTTCTGCTATATTTCTCTTTTTATTTTCTGCTGCAATTCTTTCTGCAGTTTCTTTATCAACCATATCTTCTACTTTACAACTGTAGGCTCTACCATTACACCAATAACCTATCGGTTCTAGATTCTCTACATATATTCTGTAAATGCTATCTAATGTTACTTCACGGACTTCTTCACAATCAACTATGTAGTTCTGTTTGTTATCAATCTTTGTTAGTATTTTCCTTAACATTTGTTAACTCCTCTAGCTTTTTAGTGCATCTTTTAATTTCATTCTTATAGTATCTGATATTGTCTGACTTCTTTTTCCTCTCTAGTTTTTTGTGTAGCTTTACAGCCTCATCATAGTCCTGCACAAGTTCATTATAATTATACCAGTGAGTGTTGCCATCAGTATCTTTAGCATAAAAAGAGTCATTCTGTAATAAGGTGATGTTGCTTTCATCTATCTTTACAATCAACCTATCAACACAGTATGCTGGTAACTTATCATAAAAACTATTTATAAATTCTCTAGTCAGCATTTGTTAACTCCTCTAAGTGTTGTTCATATCTAAAACCTTCTTCTACATCATCGTTTTGAAATTGTTTAAGTTCCCTTATCGAGTCGTTGATGTATTCTATTACAGGTTTGCTCTTGATGTTTCTCTTAATGAACACCAGTATTCTGATTACGTTTTCTATTGGCATTTATAATCTCCTCTATGTATGGTATAGCCTCTTCCCAATTACTTATCTCTAAAAATTCTTTCTGTTTCTTTCTAAGTTCTTTGTTAGCTTCTCTTTTACACCTATAAATCTGCTCATATACACAGCCTGTATCATTATCTTTTATATATTTATCTAAATAGCTACTCCAGTTCTTAAGTTCTTTAATACCAACAGGTATAGAAAAACTGTAATAGTCATCTTCACAGTTGTATAAAGGCTTGTATTCTATTACATAGTAAGTCACAACTCTACTCCTATTAACAGGTTTTTAATGTTCCAGCCTAAAGTTGTTAAAGCATCTACTACTAGCCAAAATATAATTGCTATCTTCAAAAGTTTATTTAATGTCATTGTTCTACTCCTTTGTTAAAAAAGTTGTCAATAGACTGCATTTTTCTCTTGACAAGTTGTAAAAAAGTTGTTATAATTATTACACCGGTTACGGTGATGTTAAATATCTGTTAACAGTTTATACAAGTTTATTAGCAGATATGTTAAAAGACTGTTAACATTCTAGCTAACAGTCTTGTATAAGGTTATTAACAGTAAACTACTACTAAGTATATATTAATATATTATATTAAATAACTGTTAACAGTTCTTTAACAGTGCTTTAATAGGTGCTTTCAATTTTATCTGTCTAATTCTCTCTCGTGTTTCTGCTATCTGTGCTTTTAAATTCTCGTAATCCTGTGCTGTAAATAGCTCTTTACAACCATTTGCAGATAGCATTTGAAGTCTGTTTACTTCCTCTTTTATAACTTTTAATCGTGTGCTTGTGTCTTGATTCAAATATACCGTCATTGTCTTATTCCCTTCCATAAAATAAACCCTCAGCAAGCCACTTTTTTTGACCTGTTAGGGTATGATTCCAGTTTTTATATATAGTTTATGCTGACTTGTAAAGATTCCTCTCTATGCTCTTTTTACGAGCTTTCCATTTTTTAGTCTTTTATATTTCCCTTGTGTTTTCCAAAGTCCTGCTTTTATTTCTGCTTTTAATTCTTTCAATCCTTCCTTTCTCTTGTCTTTCATAGAAGCCTTTATAATAAACCTACTTCTATCACTAAATTGCCCTTTTATCATTTCAGTTTCCTTTCAGATGTAGTGAATATGTATAAGGGCTTGTATAAGATTAGTTTACATTTTGCTTAATGCTTTTGATACATCAGATTTAGAAAAGCCCTCTTTCTCAGCCTTTTTAATCAGCTTTTTAAGAGTCTCTACTAAATCCCACTCTTTAGGCTCTGATTCAGTTTCTTCCTTTTCATACCAGTTACGAGTCGGATCTGTTGTATATCCTACTGGGTTTCCGTCTTTTGATTTGATTGATAAGCCACCTTTTTTAGATACAGTAGCCTGCATATTTGTAAAATCTGTTATATATTTTGTTAATAGTTTTCTATCATTAGCCTTTACAGTTGCTAAAATTCTTTCTAAGGGTTGTGCATTTTTACTCAACTCCCCCTCATAATTTTTAATAAACAAGTCTAATGCTGTTTGAATCCCCTCTTTATAGTTTTTCAAACCAGTAGTAGCTTTTTTAATGTTTGTGTTTATAGTTGCGAGTATTGTCATAGTTTTATCCTTTCATTTATTAAGTTTTATAATACAAGCCCTTGTATATATACACTACGAGTCGTGTTTGACTACCGGTATTCTTATTTCAAATACCCCTAGCGAATAAAACGATAAAGAGATTCATATCACAGGACTCCGCCATCCTTTTTATATAGCGAATAAACACAACCAAATCCGCTTAAGTGTTGCCTTATATCATTTATTTAATCGCCTTTACAGTGATAACTTAACAACCGCTTAAATGCATTAACAATAATTATTTGATAACTCATTATAAAACACAGAAAAAAATTAAAGTCAACAAGTTTTTTTGAAAAAATGCACAATACCCATAAAATAAGGCACGAATCGCTGTTGATGTTCTATAAATGTTCTGTTATAATTTTTGCGAATCCACTCAAAACGAATCCAAAAAACGAATCCGAATCCACTCAAAAACACCGGTAAAAATAGTTCAATCGATTGATTTAAAAATGCTAAAAATGTAACAAAAAATAACTTGACAAGAACAAAATAAGAACAGGTTAAGGAATAGACAAAAGACTTGTGTAAAGTATTGATTTTATTGATAAAAAGAATAGACAAAAGTGATTAGTCGAGTCGCTGTGTAGTTTTGATATAACATACATAAAAGACAAGAATCGTAAACGACTCGAGTAAAATCGACAATAAACCTTGTCAAGATCTTTTTAAAGTTTATTAACAAGCCATCAATCACAAAATGTTAACAGCCTAGTAATAGACCAGCAACAGATAGTTGACAAAATAGTTGACAGTTTTGTAAAGTTTTGTCAAGGGGGTAGCAAGGGGGTGATGGTGTTCAATGATTCAAATATTACTTCAAAAAAATTTCTACCAAAAATTCTGACAACTGGGGTAGGTCTATTAAAATTTCTACCAAAAATTTCCAACCTTTTAAAAAATCCTTGACAACAGGAACAACTTGTGTTATAATCTTAACAAACTGTGGGAGAATTGTAAAATGTTGTGGAAAGACAAGAGACAAACTGTTAAAGGCAAGTACATTACTAAGGCGTGTTTTGTTGAATTACCTCGATTGGAGAACTACACACCTTCCTTTACTCTTTCTTCAGAGGACCATGACGGTCTGTTAAGTATGGAGAAGCTGTTCTTAAAGTATTATACTGACCCAACTGAGTACTTATTCGTGCAGGAAGTCTTCGAAGGTGACTTTAAACACTGGGAAACTATGAAGACAGCACAGATTATTAGTGAATATTATGAGGACTGGAAGCAGAAAGCTCTTAAAAAACTACAATCAGAGGTCATGCAGAAGCTTATTGAGAGTGCTATTGACAAGAATAACATACAGGCTATTAAATATTTGTTAGATATGCAGGTAGAGAAGCAGAAGGTCGGCAGACCTAAGAAGGAAAAGAAAGTAGAAGAGGTAGATCAGAAGGATTTGTTAGCAGATATAGCGAGGCTTAAGCAGTGATTGTAGAAGAAATCCGTAAACTGGCTGAAGCAGACCTGATTACATTCGTTAAACTGGTTGCACCATACAATGTAATGGGTGTTTGTCATGAAGATCTGTGTAAATTTCTTACAAATCCTGCATTAAAGCCTTACAAACTTGTATTATATCCTCGTGCACACCGTAAAAGCTTTTATGCAGCTTGTTTTGCAGCTTGGGAGATTGTTAAAGATCCTAGTATTGCTATTGTTTACCTGTCTGCTACCAGTGATTTGGCAGAAGCACAGTTAAGAGCTATTAAAGGTATCTTAGATAGTCCTATTGTACGTAGATACTGGCCAGAGTTAATCAATGTTGATGAAGGAAAGAGAGAGAAGTGGACTACTACAGAAATCTGTGTCGATGATCCAAGGAGAAAAGCACAAGGTACTCGTGATAGTACTGTAAAAGCCGGAGGCTTAACTACTAACATCACTGGTGCCCATGCTGATTTGATTGTATTAGACGATATTGTAGTGCCTAAGAATAACACAGAGGAAGGAAGAAGACAGGTAATATCTCAATACAGTCAGCTACAGTCTATTCTTAACCCTGGTGGTAGAATTATTGCAGTTGGTACTCGTTATCACCCTAAAGACATCTATGCTACCATGCAAGAGACTGTTGAAGAGATATATGATGACAATGGTGAACTGATTGGTAAAGAACCTCAATGGGATGTGTTGCAGAAGTCTGTAGAAGAGAATGGAGAGTTTCTGTGGAATAGAACTAAAAGGAAAGATGGCAAGTATTATGGGTTTGATTTCAAGGAACTTGCAAGGATTAAAGCAGGTTATGTAGATAAGTCACAGTTCTATTCACAATACTACAATGATCCTAATGATGAAGGCTCTGCACTGATTACTGCAGATATGTTTGAATACTACAACAGAGACCACTTACATACCATAGGTGGTATTTACTATATTAAGGACAGACCTCTTAATGTGTATGCTGCAATAGACTTTGCTTTCACTATGTCAAGATGGTCAGATAGTACTGCAATAGTTGTAGTTGGTGTGGATAGTGATAACAACAGATACGTGTTAGATATTGACAGATTTCAGACAGATAAGATTACAGAGTACTACAATCATGTCATAGCTATACACCAGAAATATAATCTTAAGAAACTCCGTGCAGAGGTGTCAGTAGCACAGCAAGTAATCGTTACAGCTCTTAAAGACAAGCTTGCAGAGAACAGCACCAGACTTGTAATAGATGAATACAGACCACAGACAAAGAAGGAAGAGCGTGTGTTAGCTACGTTAAAACCTCTGTACGAAGACCATAAAGTATTCCACTATCGTGGTGGTAATTGTGAATTATTAGAGGAAGAACTGAAGCAACTTAAACCTGCTCATGATGATATTAAGAATGCTCTTGCAGATGCTATAGATATTTCAGTGGCACCTAGAAAGAGATCATTAGGAACAGGTGACAACAACTTAATTAAACCATTATCAAGATTTGGAGGTATTTAGTGCCTAATACATTTGAAATAAATAAACTGAGGGAACCTGAAGGGCTTGCTGGAGGAATTGCACAGAAGTTTGTAACATGGGAGTATTCTAAAGATCGTTGGTACAGAAATGCTAAAGAGACTTTAGAAAACTTGTATGCAACCAGTACACATGATATTTACAATCAAGTACATGAATACGACAACAGCACTCACCTACCTAAGCTTACACAGATACGTGACATGCTGGTAACATATTACCTCGATGCTATGTTCTCATTACCTGATTATGTTGATTGGGAAGCCTATGACTACGAGAGCATTGACGTCAACACCAGAAACACTATTAAAGCTATCGCTAAGCAGATGGTAGAAGATAGTAAATTTAAACCCACTATTAGAGAACTTGTAGAGGACTATGTTGACTATGGTAATGCTTTTGCTACTGTGGCTAATGTTAATGAAACTTTACAGATGGATGGTAAGACTGCAAGTGTAATCTACAATGGTCCTAAAGCAATCCGTATCAATCCGTTGGATATCTTCTTTGATCCGTTGGCAACTTCATTCGAACGCTCTCCTAAGATCATCCGTAGCATTATGACACTGGGTGAATTACAGGCTGATGCAGACTTGTTACCGGATAATGCAGAAGAATATAAGAAGGCTCTGAAGAAAGCTATTGAAAGACGTAGTGAAATCCGTAACACCATTGCAACATTAAACCCTGAGAACATCATAGACGATATGTGTAACATTGCAGGAATGGGTTCGTGGTCTAACTACTACAAATCTGATACAGTTGAGTTACTGACTTTCTACGGAGACTTGTACGATATTGACACAAACACATTGCATAAAGACACACGTATTGTTGTAATGGATCGTTGCTTTGTGCTGTTAGAAGAACCTATTAAGAACTATGGCTTCAACTGCAACATCTTCAAAGCTGGCTGGAGAGACCGTAAAGATAATCTGTGGAGCATGTCACCGTTAGATAACATCAAAGGTTTACAGTTCATGATCGACTTCTTGGAGAATAAGAGAGCTGACGTGTTCAACTACATTAGTAATCCTATCATTGTTAAGAAGGGTGATGTAGAGATGCCATCAGATGTTTATCCAGGATGTGAGATTGGTGTTGATGTAGATAGTGATGTAGCTTTCATGAGACCTGATGCAACAGCATTGCAAGCAGACCTTTACATCGACCGTTATCTAAATCTTATGGAAGAGATGGCAGGAACTCCTAGAGAAGCTATGGGCTTTAGAACACCTGGAGAGAAGACTGCATTCGAAGTATCACAACTGAACACAGCTAGCTCAAGATTGTTCAATGAGAAAGTAAGAAAGTTCGAGATGGAGATGTTAGAGCCTTTGATGACTTTGATGCTCCGTATCTACATGAGCAATCCTGCAAGAACTACTAAGATACGTAACAAGCTTGAAGATGGTACTGTTATGTTTGAAGATGTCTCTTTAGACCAGTTAACAGCTAATGGACGCTTAGTAGCAATGGGTTCAAATACTTACACAGAGAAAGCTAGAATGGCACAAACAGTAATGCAGTTGTACAACAGTGGTGTTGTGTCAGATCCTCTTGTGTTTAACTACTTCGACCCGAAGATAATTGCTAAGATACTTGCATACACTACTGGCTTAGATAGTTGGAAAGGAATTCTTAAAGACAATGCAAGAACACATGCAGAGCTTGAGGCAAGGATGACAGGAGAACAAGCACAACAGCAATTAGAGGAAGCACAGGTAAGAGGTATTCAGAATGCGCAACAAGGTGTTATGTAAGGTAACTTCTGAAGAAGATAAACAAAAGATAAAACAGCAGATAGAGGCATGTCAACCACTGCTGAGACTTATCTACGAGTGTTGCTTAGATGACTATGAGAAGGCTGATAAAGTTAATGATGAAGACTTTAAGAACCCGAACTGGGCGTATGAGCAAGCTTATAAGATAGGTTTAAAAAAAGGGTTGACAAAACTTTTAGATTATGTTATAATAAATCTCAACAAGGAGAAATAAAAGAATGACTGAAGCAACTACTTTAGTTAATGATAATAACGGCAACAAAGCAACTACTCAATTTGTCGTTGGAGAGCATACTGTCTATAACTCTGTTGAAGACTTGTATGAAGGTGCTAAACAAAAAGAAGAGTTCATCAAGAAACTTGTGGCAGACCTAAAGGAGGCAAACACAAAAATTGAAGAGCTTTCAAAGAATAGCACTATTGCAGACCAGTTGAAACAGATTAGAGAGCACACAGAGAATACTACCACTCCAGTGTCAGAAGAAGCTATTAAACAGATAGCTCTCAAAGCGATGCAAGAAGAAAATAGATTATCTCAGGCTGAGAGCAACTTGGCGAATTGTAAACAGGCCGTTGCCAGCACAAACGGAGATGTTGAACTTGCATTAAAGAATAAAGCTCAAGAACTTGGATGTACTGTTGAATACCTTGAAAGTATTGCAAAGACAAGTCCGAAGGCTTTTAAAAGCATGTTTGGTCTGAAGGAAGAAATGTCTTATGACAATGTAAACTTACTTCAAAGTACTAGACATGTAAACACTGAACAAGCTAATAATGAGGCTCAAGAGTTCTTCAAGAACAATGCAAAGACTGTTAACATGCAGTCGTTAAATGCTTTCATGAAGAGAGCTATGGAGCATCCTGAAATATTAGCTAACGTAAAATGGTAATTAACTTATAAAGGATTTTAAAATGGCTGAATTAAATGGTATTAACACTCAGAACAGTCAAGCCGTAATCCGTGCTATCGTATACTCTGGTATGTTGCGTGAAGCTTTGGAGCCGGACTTGATTGCGATGAACTATGTCGATGTCATCAATTCTTTTCCTGATGGCGACAAATGGCAAGATGTAGAGATGGGTGAAGCCACTGTATCTGATTATGCAGAAGGTGAAGCTATCGACTACAAAGGTATTGAATTTGGTACTCGTGATTTCGAGATCAACAACTATGTACAAAGTGGTCACTTCGTAACCGCTAAGTTTGCACAAGACTCTTACTTGGCTAACCAAATCATGGCTAAAGTTCCTGGCTTAGAAGCTCGTGCTATTGCTTGCGATTTGGAGACCAAGATTTGGGCATTGGCTAACAAACAAACTTTGAATAACGCTAACGCTATCAACGGCATGGCTCACCGCTTTGTTGCTGGTACTGCTACTGAAGGCTATGGTGCTTTGTCTCCGGAAGACTTTGCATTCGCTGGTGCTGCTTTGAATAAAGTTCGTTATGTTGGTCCGCGTGTTGCTGTTGTTCCTGCATATCAAGAATACTTGTTGGTAAGCAATCCTCGTATCAAAGCTTCTTTACAGTACAACCCGAAATTTGAAGGTATCGTACGTGATGGTGCTTTGTCTGGTACTCGTTTTGCTTTCAGCATCTTTGGTTGGGATGTATACACTTCTGAATTCTTGCCGTTGTCTAATGGTGAGACTTCGTTGAAGAACCGTGATGGTGATGGTACTTTCACTGCTTTGACTAACTGCAAGGTAGCTGTATTGTTCACCAACATTCCTGAACGTAGACCTTTCCGTATGGCTTGGCGTCAAATGCCGAAGTTCGAAGGTAAATGGAACATGGATATGCAACGTGAGGAGTATGTAACTGTAGCTCGCTACGGTGTAGGCATGGGAGATACTGCTAACTTGGTATGTATCGTATGCAAAGACTCTGACTCAACTGTCACAGCTGCTTAGTAAGGAGATTTGAATATGTCAAGTTGGATTTCAGACTTCGGTGTTGTTCAATTCAATGGCTTGGGTGAAGGTCGTGACGAGAAATATGATTCGTCTGCTAAACCTTCCGATGGCACTTTCAATCACATCGAAGTAGTTGTAAATGAAAATGGTCCTCTTCCGAATAAGGGTGAAGGCTATGGCAACGGACAGGCTTGTGTACCGGCTGGAGCTTTGATTAAAGAAGCTGTATTGTTGGTAGAAGAAGCTGGCTCTGCTGCTAGTGTAACTTTAAGTTTAGTTAAACAAGACGGTACTGATCCTGTTGCTTTGTTAGCTGCTACTACTCCGTCAGGCGATGGTGTTGCTGTTGTCTGCGCTGGTGCTGCTATTGGCAAGATTTATGGTGAAGACCGTTATGTTAAAGTTGGTGGAACTACCACTGGCTTGAAAGCTAAATTGGTTCTTACACACATGTAATAGGTTGGGGAGGCTCTGCCTCCCCTTCCACAGAATACTTAGGAGATTTTAAATGGCTGGTGATATTCAACACAGTGCTCTTCCAGATAGTCTTTTACATGAACCTAAAGGTGCCTCAACAGCTTCTGCTGGAGAGGTTTACGTAGCTGATGGTAATGCTTCAGGTTCTTTTATGATGCTTCCTTTATCTAATGTAGCTTTTTCCAGAACTTTAGTAACAGATTTAACCCCTTCAACAATCACTGGAACTGTGTCTTTGAATGGCTCAGCTTTAACACATCCTGCTGATGGTATTTTATTAGATGTTCCAGTTGTAGCAGGTATTCCACAGACTATCACAAATAAAATTAATGAGAACGCATCAGAGCTTTATAGACTTTATAACAATCAAGCAACAATTAACACAGAACTAACTAATGCAATTCATTCTTTAGAAGCCAAGCTCAATGTTGTCATAGATGCGTTACAAGCTGCAGGAGTAGTTGAGCAATGACAAAAGTAGATGTATTAAGATTAGACAGTGTAACCAATAATGACACTACTGCAACTTCCACAATCAATACTAACTTCCAAGCTATTCAAGAGGCTATGGAAAATACTTTATCAAGAGACGGTTCAATTCCTAACTTTATGGATGCAGACCTTGATATGAATAGTCACAGGATTATCAATACAGGTGCTCCTGAGAATGACTATGATGTAATCACTAAAGGTTGGTTTGATGAATATGTACAAGATGTTTCAACAGTTACTGAACAAGCTTTGGCTGCTGCTGCTCAAGCTGCTAGTGGCGCTGAATCTGCTTTAATATCTGCTCAAACTTCTGCTGAGAATGCTGCTCTTGCTGCTGAAGAAGCTGTACTTGCAAAAGATTGGGCTACTAAAACTGATGGAACTGTTGACGGTGTTGACTATAGCTCTAAATACTATGCACAACAAATCATACCTATCGCTGCTGACATCAGCACTGTTGCAAATATTTCACAAGATGTATCAGATGTTGCTGACATTGCACAAGCTGTAGAAGATGTAGCAGAGGTTGCATCAGATGTTGCTACTGTATCTTCTAACATTTCTGCTGTGCAAGACGCTTCAACAAATATGCAGGCTATTATAGATGCTCCTAGTGCTGCTGCAGATGCTGCTGAGAGTGCTGATAATGCCAGTGCAAGTGAAAATAATGCAAGCACTTATGCAGAACTAGCTCAAGACTGGGCAACAAAGACTAATGGAACTGTAGACGGTGTTGAGTATTCTGCCAAGTATTATGCCAATCAAGCACATCCATATACAGCAGGAACTGGTATAGATATCACTAACAATGTTATTTCATGTACTGTGTCCGGTGATGTAGAAGATGTTAAAGTAAATGGTGTGTCAGTAGTTACAAACAAGGTTGCAGAAGTTACGGTTCCTACAAAGACCTCTGATATAACCAATGACAGTAACTTTGTAAATGCTACACAACTGGCTGCTAAACAAGACATTACTGATAACACGTTAACTACTACTGACAAGACTATCGTAGGAGCTATCAACGAACTTAATGCAAAACCTTCAGCACCTGATTTAGATGGTAAGAGTATCACTAAAAACAGCTCTGATGAGCTTCAAACAATCGGTGTAATAAATCAGAACGACACTACAACAGCGTTAAAAGTATGGCACGGAACGCAAGCCGAATATGATGCTCTTACAACACACGATGCAAACACCAGATACTATACTGATGGCGGTTTGAGCGTAAGTCTTTTGGATGTTATTTATCCTATTGGCTCAATCTATATCACAACTAATGCCGCTTGTCCGTTATCAACTTTGATAGCAGGTAGCACTTGGGTTTTGGTAGGGCAGGATAGAGTTTTGCAAGGTGCAGGTTTAAGAGGTGTCGTAGGCACAACATTGAACGAGAGCTTGCCGAATATTACTGGTTATGCACCTACTAATTATTGGACTGCATTAGCGGATGAATCTCCTAATAACTGTTGCACTACAAGTGAGT